GAACCTTTGAGTTTAGTAAATGTACTAACTCAAGGCCGAGTAACTAAGTTAGCTTGGAGAGTAAAACTTACTGGTCTATTCTTCGACTTCATACTTAAGTATGCAAGCGCTCACGGGTCCGCATCAGCAGTAAAATGGCTGAAGGGATCTGCGGTTGCTATGCAGAAAGAGTTGGGTCAAGATAGACTAGATTCCCTTCTTGTCTTAGGTACTGCGCTGCCATTCTCTAGAATGAGTGGAGGCCTTCCTAGATTGATCCCTGCACAATGCAGGGCATTAATCCGGAAAGGCGATGTCCGAGAAATTAGATTTTGGTTAAGTTTATTTAACTTATACCGAATTCTAAAAGTACCGGGAGATCTAAAGATCTCAACCATCACTTCACCATTCACAGGGAATGAGGCTTATTTAGAGTACTTAATTGCATTATCGAGTGTTGGTTTTTCCAACTTCTTTAGCACAATTAAGGGATTCGAAAGAATCCGACAAATGTCTTTGACACCAAAAGGCTTTATACTTTCTAGGGCGGCATCGCCGTCTTCGAAAGTTTCTGCCTTAGGTATCTTAACAGATGTTTTTCTTCTGAATAAGTTTCAGCCAGAACTTTGGCAAGAATTACTGTATTATCTCTACGCGGTGAATCCAAAAGTAACCCAATTCGTTAAAGATCTGCAAACTGCTTATGATTTAATCACAAGAGTTGTAGAATTTAATGGAAAGGAGTTAACTGGTGTAAAAACCGGTAATAAGTACGTACAGCATGATCATCTTCAGCTGAAATCTGCTTTGAGAACTCACGGTATGAATGGGGAGATAGGAGAAGGATTAGGACAATTTGCCATTAAAGAGGAAGCAGCCGGAAAAGTCCGACTGTTTGCTCTTTTAGACTCAGTGTCTCAATCCGTCCTAGCTCCACTCCACGATTTGTTATTTGCCTTATTAAGACAGGTACCAAACGATGGAACATTCGACCAAGAGGCCTCAATAGCGAGATCCCAAGCGAAGGCAATCTTTGCTGGATGCGCTTATTCTTTTGATTTAACTGCTGCTACTGATAGGATTCCTGCAAGACTAACTGCGGCAATACTTCAAACCATTACTGGTAAGGAGATTGCTGAAAGCTGGTTAGCAGTGATGACTGGTAGAAACTTTTTCTTTAACGGCCAAGTGGCCGCAAAGAGAAAGGTTTCTCCTGGTCCCTATAAGTATGCGGTAGGACAACCAATGGGAGGTTTATCCTCGTGGGCTGGGTTAGCTATAACCCACCACTGGATAGTTCAACTGGCGGCACATCGAATTACAGGCTCATTCTCTTGGAATACCGAATACGAGATTCTAGGAGATGATCTGGTGATATTCAATAAGCTTATTGCTGACGAATATCTCCGAATCATGGCTGAGCTGGGATGCGAGATTAACTTATCAAAAAGTATAGTCTCACATAACAGACCAGTTTTTGAGTTTGCAAAACGAACGTGCTGGGGTGAAAATATTGTCTCAGGTGTATCTTTGGCTCAGTTACGAGCAGGCTGGAGGGTTGCAGGGCGGGTCGCGAACGCATTAGCGTTTGCTCGATCTGGTCTGATAACTTCTCACAGTTTGTTAGCAACTACTTTGTCAAGATATACCTTTAACAATGGTAGATCCGCAAGTGCAATGTTGTTTAATAAAACAAGCAATATTGCAACTACGAAACTATTTTCGTTAAGTATACTGTCTCTATTCGGGACATTCTACCAGAATGGTAAGATGTCGCTGAAAGAGTTGTTGACAGTCCTAGTCAATCCTCATTACGAGGATGCTGACTATAGTGGTGAGGCAGTTGGCCTCCCACTGGTGACTTCAACAAAAGCAGCATACGAGGTAATAAATGGCCTAAAATCGGCCGGCAGCCTGGTTTGGCCAGGTCAAGAAGCTAGAGATGAAGTATTCAAAGAATACTCACCGGAGTTAGCTACTATTATGTTACAAAGCGCACTTAAAAAGGCAAAACTCTTGTATGAAAATTACGAGAGCTATGTCTATAAGTTTGCTAAGGGGATGATTATCCCTGTACATAATATTACAACTAATTCCTTAGAACTAGATATGTCTGATTTACCATCAGATTATAAACTACTTCTAATCCAGCTCGAGAACTTCGCAAACCACCTGCTCGGTCTGGAGTTCAATGTTGAACATCCAGAAGAGTTATATGACGAATTGTATGAATTGGCTTATAAACAAGCTAAATCACATGATCGGCATGTAACCTTCGAGCAAGCCTCTGATTGGCTGGAACGGGTTGAGAATATGGAGTTTACACTCTCGCTACCTGAACAGGTCGCACCAGGAAAAACAATCCTGGAAAGCGCACCTATTCTGGCGGCGTTGAGAAATATGGATCCTAACAGAAATGTTAAGGCTACATATGTAAATCCTCCTGTATTCAAAACCTCTCCTTTGCTTTAGAGAGACTGACAGTGATTTTAAGGGACGGCTACATACCATGGAAACACATGAATCCATGGAACTCGACATATTGACCTGAAACGACCCCTAGGGGACGATTGGGGATCAATAGTGTTTCGAAGTCTTGTGACAAATCGAGCAGGGATCCCGTAAGGGATCTGCTGATTAATTGATCTAGGTACAACCAAGTTGCAGCATAAGATGCAATTAGGTGATATGCCTAGACCTCGAGAACTAAACGAGATTAGAGACAACTTGTTCCTAAAGAGGATTGTGTTGCCATCTAAGTAGCCGAAGAACTTACTATCCAAGCTAGAGTGGTTCACTTAAGAGCCGTGTAACAGATTTTATTGTCTGTTAACTTCCGGTCCTAAAAT